AATGAACACATCTGCACGAAGAATCATACGTTCATCACTATAGCGCCAATCAGTCTGGATATCCGTCATCATCATCCTCTGAAGTTAATACTCTTGGTTTTGTTTTGTTTACATGTTCGTCCCAAGGATGAACATAAAGTTCTACGTTAGAATAAACTTCACTCTCTAACGCATCTGTTAAAGACTTAAGATTCCTGACGATGAGTTTTAGTCGTTCTCTATCCATATATTTATGGTAAGGTTTAATTATTATAGCACAAAAAAAGGAGGGTCGCAACCCCCCACTTTTGAATTTAATCTACTGCTTGTGTATTTGACTTAGCGATTGTCTGCCGCCGTTCTTCATCAGCAATGTAGTCAATGTTCATCGTTCGCCGTCTCTGACGAGCCTGTTTAAACTGCTCCATCTTGACATGATCTACTGCTTTCTTAATTGCTTTGTAAGTTCCTGGTTCAACGTCCCACTCGCCATTCTCTGCTTTGATGCAGTATGTGTCTGCTAGTTTTAGCAAGTGATCCAGTTTAGCATTGGAAACGTTTGTGGTTGGACCTTTAGCCATGATGTTTTATCGTTTACTCAAGTATTATAGCACAAAAAAAGGAGGGTCGCAACCCCCCGTGATGATGTTATGCTAAGATTCTCCTACAAATACGTTTACACAATGATTGACCTTCTCTACATTCAATTAAGCATTCATAGTATTCATTAATTGTTTCCAGTTCCTCTTGTGATTGTTTTACGGATGATTCAAAATTTCTCCACTCATGTAGTTGATTGAAAGAAATTAGATTATGCATGATACACCTCCTTAGTATAGAATAAAACTACATCATAACGAAGAGTTGTTTTTACATCACTAGTCCTCATTTCTATAACTAATTATAAGGGTTTCATAACATTTTAGCATCCGTAAATATGCTCAAAAATAAATATGCACAAAAAAAGAGGGTCTAAACCCTCTCAAGAAAAGTAAGTTTCACTTAGTGTAAAGTTTACCACGATAGCAGAATGTGCCATGGGTTTCCTTTGATTCAACACAACGTGTAGTATACCCAACACCACGATAGGTGGTCATAGCAATCTGTGCGTCGTGAAGAGCAGATGCTTTGTTGATCTGCTTTCTGATGATGTTTAGTGTGTTCATTGTCAGTCTCCTGAAGTTAGGGTTTTTAATCCCCGTTCCTTCAGTCGTGTGCGTCCCAGAAACACTCAGGGACAGATTCCTTTACGGTCTCTATCAACTCTACCTTAAAAGCATTTGAGATATTCTCATTTGCTTTCATCTTAAGCATGATTGTATCAGCTTGTTGGCAGGTGAGTGATGAATAGAATAATACTTCTAATAACATGGGATGAACGACTCCGTTCCGCGACTTACTTGCGTCCCTAGTGGGATGAACGATGGTAGTAGTCTACCATACTATATATACACTGTCAACTTGTAATATACTATTTACTTTTTTTATTAGGATTTTGCCAGAGTTTAGGATTAGATCTACCTTCTGTTTGTTTCATACTAATCACATTATGATACTTGTCCCAATAGTGGTCAAATATTTCTACTTGTTTAGCAGATATAGCAATGTCGTATTGAACACCACCTTCAGTATTATACTCAATAATATAAGCAGTGCAAGGCAATGATGTATCCTTTGCTAATTCAGGATCACAGTTTTCATGAAGTAAATTCAAGAACGATTACCCCACTGAATTTGTGGGAATGCTTCTTCAACACATTGCTTGGTGATCTTCCAACGCTTTCCAATCTGCCTATCTTTCATTAGACATAACACCTCTGCTTCTCCTTGATGGAGACCTTCAAGGAGTTGAATGAATAAGGTTTCACGACGATTTTGAGATACGTTCGCTCCACCTTTAAAGAAGAGATAAAGTTTACGATACTCATGAACTAGTTTCGTGTGTTCTGTATCTTCTGGTGCTTCATTTTTTTCATATGGGACTTCACCTGGTGGAAGCATAGAAATAATGCTCTCATCAAAGTTGGCAATTAAAATTTGCCTGAGTGCTGGAGTATTATATTCCTGTAAAAGTTTAATTTTTTGTGATTTTGTTTTAGCGTTGCTTATTTTTTGCAGCACTTCATTCAGTAATAATTGCATAACCTAATTAATGTCATAAGTATATTTATTCATCATCAGATTCCTCTTCATCTACAAAGCGAACCGATAATAATTCTTCGTTGATCCATTGACCGTCTCCGTCTAACATTTCTGGATGGATGTTATCTTCCTGCATACGATACATGTATTCGTGGAGTTTTTCATTTGCTGTCCACCCAGCAATCACACCTACACATAAAAATATAAAGGAAACAGTTGCTGAGAAATAAACAATAGTTGCTTGCGTCATTGGTTCAACTCCAATTTAAATTTGCTTGCTGTCCCACAAAAGTTCAAAGTTGAAATAGACTCTTCGCTTTAGTAGGGTAAAAAACCTAGTGATAGCGATACCTTTTGATGGGGGTTTCGCTTCTTCCTTTTCTGCCTTCGCCCCCCGAAGCATAAGTTCTATGCCTTTATTTATTTTAAGATCTTTCACTTTTTTGGTGCAGAGACTAATCCTTTTTGCAAAAATAATCTTGCAAGTTCTGTAAGTCCCATCATGGTAATATCAGGCATATTATCTTGAGATATTACAATAAAAGGATACCCCATAACATTTGGGTATTTCTCTATAAATCTATGCCGTGTAATATTTCCAGGTGATCCTGGTTCTATTGCAGTAAAAGATACTTTTGCTCTTTTACAAAGTTCTATGGCATGATTACACATTGGACACCCTTGCATCGTATAAATGGTAATTTGCATAAAAAGAAAATTATTTAACTCTCATAGTATATCACACTTATAATATTCTTGCAAATACATAACGACTTTTTTAAGTAAAAAATACCTGAAAAAATTTTCTCGGATTTATGAAACTGAAAATTTTATTTTGGAAAATAGTTTATTCATTAATGTTGTCTTTTCTCACAACACAATCCCAAGCTTTCCCAAATTTATTATCCCAGTTGTTACAATAAGGAGGATAGAAAGCATTTAGTGCAGCAGTAGTATCAATAATTTGTTGAGAATCACCAGCATCTACTGCTTCTTGCAGTTGGTCAAGAAGAAATGAGAATGTATTAATCTGATTGAATGCCTCTTGAAGAGCATTCATTACAGTCCAAGTTTTGTCGGTCATTGATTTGTTTTGTATGAGGTCATTATACAATAAAAAACCACCCCTGTCAAGGAGTGGTGGACAGTTTGGGAAGTGGTCTGAATGGACAATCTGCACACCCAGCACCACAGCATCCTCTAGTCATGGTACAAAGTGTTTGATAAGTACTTGAATACGTTCTTCTTCATGAGCAATAATATCAAGTTGTTCTTGAATAGCACCTAGCACATCTGGGTGCTCACCAATACCTACAGGATTGTGTAGGTATACTTCTACATTTGCTACTGCTTTGGCAATATTACCTTCAGCATCACCGCGTAGAGCAGTTAACATTGTAGCACGTAAATCGCAAGACATAGTAATTTTAGATTTGTTTTATTTAGTGAATCGATTAGATTTAATTAATCGCTTCAAGATTTTCTACCAGTGTTTTGAGTTCTGTAAGTGTGGCATCTGCCTTCAACCAGTTTGCTCCCAATCTCCTTTGATCTTGGGTTCACTACCAAAGTTATTTTTGTAGTGTGATCGCAGCTTTGCACATTCTTCATCACGAATCTTCCACTCTTCAAACTTCTTATCCAGGTCTTCATTCATCGTAATATCATACTCACAACATATCTTACGCTGATCTTCTTCAAGCACCATATCATCGAAGACCAATGACATAGCACCAGAACGAATAGAACTGGGGCACATACCCACACAGAGCATGAATTTTTCAAACAGTTTGAAATACTGTTTGGCATTAAGGTCTGCTGCTGGTGCTGTGATCAGGTAATGTTCTTCTGGGATGTAGTCATCATCAATATTTACACTACCATATGTGGGAGTATATGTAGCATCAAACTTGAATTGAACTTCTGCTTCGTAGGTCATGGGTCTGATGTGTATGAGAGTATTATATAATAAAAAACCACCCCAGTCAATGAGGTGGTGGACAGTTTAGGAAGTGGTCAAAGAGCGTTACCTCGTGGGAGGACTTCTTCGGGAAAGACAAACTTCTCTCCTGGTTGGTCAAC